AACGCATAACAACTATGGAAGAAAAAAAAGAAATTGAAAAAAACAGATTATCCTACCTCAAAAGAGCATGGATATTATTAGGGGGCAAATAATGGTATTAGGAAAATTATTATCTGGAGGATTAGTTGATAGTGTTGGAAAAATAGTTGACGATCTTCATGTAAGTGAAGAAGAAAAACAACAAGCTAAAGCAAAACTTATTGAATTAGAAAATCAAGTTAAATTAAAACAAATGGATATAAATTTAGCTGATGCAAAATCTACAGCTGGTGGTATTTCTGGAATGTTACAGCGTTCCTGGAGGCCCTTAATTGGAATGTCATGTGCATTAGCGATTTTTTGGGAATTCGTTTTAAGTAAATTTATTTTATTTATTTGTGGTTTGTTTCAATATGAAGTGGTAAATATACCAGAATTAGATATGGGAACACTCATGCCACTTGTCATGAGTTTACTCGGAATGGGAGCACTCCGCACTTTCGAAAAAACGAAGGGCATATCTAAGTAATTGAAAGGAGTACTGTATGGCTATAAAAAAAATAGAACAGAAAGTAACAAAATGGTGGCACGCATTTACTGAATTAAAATCATGGGTGCAAATTGTAATAGCAGTTGCATTAGTTGTAATTGTTCATAATTATGTGTTGCATTAGACTATGGCTAAAAAGAAAAAGAAAGCAGTTGGTCTAACTAATAAACAAAAGAAATTGCCGAAAGCATTACAAATGGCAATTTTAAAGAAACAAAAAAAGGGGAAGTAATATGCCTAGAGGAGTTGGATATGGTTCAAGTAGGGGTTCAATGAGGTCAAAACCTATGAAACCTAAAAAACCAAAAAAGAAAAAGAAAAAAAAGAAATAATGGTCAAGGTAGCGTCTATAAAAAATATCATTAAAGATCTAACGCCTAGACAACAAAAAACTATGCGATCTCATGCAAGACATCATACTTTAAAACACATGAGGTCAATGGCTCGACTTATGGGTGGTAGGAGGAAACTTACTTTTTCCCAAGCCCACCGAGTCGCTATCAGAACTACTGGAAGATGAGAGGGTTTGCAGTTATCCTGAAGTCCCAAATACAGGTAAATAACCCTCTCAAATAATTTATATCATGACTAATATCACTACATCAACACTTATTACTGAGCTAATAGGTAAAAGACCAATAAAAAGAAGAAAACGAGATAGAAGATCATTAAAAGCCCCTCAAAATCGCAATTTAAAGGCCGTACAGAAGCTTTTAAGGCCTAGGGGTAGTTAATACCCCCAAACCTCTTTTCTCGCCTTTAAAACGGTATCTTCTTTCCAAATCCAATTATCTGGGTTCGGAATCAATGAATTTTTCACATCTTCTGGTGAATTAACAGTTTCAAGATACTTGCCCATAACAAGAACTATATGTTCACAAACTTTCATAGGGACTGAATAATCAGATAATTCAAGTTTTGCAAATTCTGGGCCTTTAGTTTTTGTAGGAGTTTTCAAATACCATAACATTTGTCTAGCATTTGTTGCTCTTTGATAGATAGCTTGTTGCATAGCATGGGACATAGATATTTGATTAGGTGCAGTTTTTGAAGTTTTAAGATCAATATAAAAATCCTCCTTTGTATTCTTATCTTCAAAATGAAAATCAGTAAAACCTTTAAACGGTATTCCTTTAATAAATACTTCAACTTGTTTTTGATAATCAATAAGATTCCATTGAAAAGCATGCTCCTGGAATTTCTTTGCTCCTAATTCTAATAAAGGAATAAGATTAGTTCTTTCATCTTCTATTTTAGGATCATTAATTCTCATACAATTTGCGTCGTATTCTGCTTCCATTTTTGATGAAGCTCCAGATACAGACATTCCATTTAGAATCATATTAAGTCCAGATTCAACCGCACTTCCTCTTTCAGCTGCAGCACTAGTAGGAAATTCATATCCAAAAATTCTTCGTAGCGCCCACCTTTCCCTATAAAAAGCGAATTCGTTTAAATGACTAAAAGATAAGGGCAATAAACTTTTATCGCCCCTATCAAATTTTTTAAAATGCTCAATCATTTTTAAGAATCTTTCCTGCTAATGATTTATTCATTCTAGAAACAACTTTGTTGAATCTTGATTGCATATCTTTTAATTTTGATTGCATTTCTTCAAGATCGCCAAGTTCTTCGTGAACTTCATTCCATAAATCTAAATTATGTTCACCGTGTTTTTTGATGAATTCATCTTTAGTTAAATCGGAAGCATCTTCACACATTTGTAAATACCAAGCTCCTGTTTTACTCATTTGACCTCCTTTAAAATACCAACTTCAGTTTCTGAATAGGTTGCATCGAACAAAGTATCATCGTCAATTTCGCCTAAATGAATCTTAAATTGATGTCTCATTTTACGAGTATAGGCCCTTGCTAACAGTTTTTTGAGCAAAATAATACAATCTTTTTTGCTATAACTAGCAGTACTACTGAAATCAAACATGTTAGATAAAGGTTTATCATCTACTGAAGCAACCCAACCAGAACCTGTTTTACCGTCAACAGAATTGTCAAATTTTACATATCGAACATCTACTCTAATATCTCTACCAATAAATTCCATATTAGCAAAATAATGACCGTGAGTTTTACCTTTCATGTTCACCTCCATTTTCAATATACTTGAAAGATATTTCAATATGTTTTCCAGTAGGTGCATCATAAACTATAAGACCTTCACGATCACCATTTGGAATTTGTTGTACTGAAAATCCTGTAACGACATGAAGGCAATTAGAAGTAACTTCATCT